TTAAATTAAATAAAGCACAATTAAAAATTAATTGTTGCCACCAAATTTAACCTTCGTAGTTCTTTCTGGTCTTAGTAAAGGCATACGAGGGTCATTTTCTCGTAGATAATTTCTATCAACACCTTCCATTTGTTGCTGTGCCATGTCCTCATAGTATTTAGTTCTTTTTTGCATTGTTTCTTCAGGGGCTTTACATAGCAATAAACCACCTATTTCAATGTTTCCTTTAGCTGCAAAATGTGATCCATAATCAGATTGTATTTTTAGTTCAGGATGTTCTTCAGCTATAACAGGTTCCCAACCTTCACGAAAACGTGTTGATACGTTTATGTTGTCGGATTCTCCTACTGTTGAAGTTCTAACCCATCTAAAAACCCAACCGTCTTGCGGTTCCGGTATCGGCAAAAGGGATTGAGGTACAAAAGCATCATTTGGACGAGTATCGTCTTTTCTTTCATCTACTTCTCTAGGTGCACGCTTATCGACTACAGACTCTTCTGTAGATTTATCTGTGTCGTTTTCATATATATCAGACATTAAATTTTCTCCTTTATGAGTTCTTTAGCATATCTTTCTGGACTAATCCCAAGACGCTTTGCGAGAGCGACTTGAGTTGAAGTTAACTGCACTTTGCGGGGTTTGCTACCATTATTGCGATTAGATGGTGCTACTACCGATTGTGTATTTCTGGGTGTCGCAGTTTCAGCAACTTCGTTGCTTTCTTCAGGTGTTTCCACCCCGAAATAATCAGGGAAACGAATTCGCATACGCTTATCCACTTCCTCATAATACTTATCAGACTGTGGCGATACACCTTCTTTAGTTACTAAAGTTTCGTGTATTCCATACGCCAACGCAGTCATTTCTTTTTGATCATCTGAACCAAACCATGAATTGTTTTTTAACCAAGCAACTGCTTTAGGGTCTATTGTTGGTGGTTGTTGTGGTATTGGTTGCTGTTGTGTAATTGGCTGTTGAGGGGCTTGTTGAGGAGCCTGTTGTGCTCTTGCCCTTTCTACTGCCAAATGATCTTCTGCAACTTTTAATTCTTGTTGAGCCTTCAACATATCATTAGTTGCATTAGTTATTTGTTCTGTATCACCTGACTCATGTGCAGCCATGTGATTTCTCTTGGCTTGATCAAGTTGTGCTTCAGCCTTTGCTTTAACTTGTTGCATCAACGCACTTTCGCCACGTTGTACTAAAGCTGATAATCTTCTATTTTCTTCAGCTTGTTGTTTAGCAAAACTAACAGATTCTTCTCTTAGTTTTTCTGCGGCTTCTTTTGCACGTCTTTCTTCGTGAAATTCGTATTTTAATTTGTTAATACGTTTTTTTACACGTTCATCAACGCCATCTATTTCTTGTTCTATTTCAGCTTGATCTGCTTGTTTTTGTTCATCAGAACGAGGTGTTTTTCTGTCAGCCTCTGGTCTGTCATCTACAATTTCTACATCAAACTCTTCAGAAGTATCATCTGAGACTACAGTATTTTTTATGCCTAAAAACTTCTCTTCTTGCGAATGAGGTTCTTCTTGCACTATATCTTCTACTGGTTCTACTGTTTCAAATTGCTCTTCTGCGTACTCTTCGTTTGTACTCATGCTTTAACCACTCCTCTTGGGTCTTCAACAACGGCTTCAACGCTGTCATCGTTTATTAATCTAAATTCTTTGCCGTGTACTAAGAATCTAGTACCGGTATAAGAACGCATTATTATCCAATCGCCTTCTTTGCAATAAGCACCGTTAGGAAATCTTTGCTTATCTTTATAGGCATCCGGACCTAATTTCATTACAAATCCACATATAGAGCCGAGAGATTCTCTTTCAACATAAGCAGAGGCTTTAATTATTCCTCCTTCTGTTTTCTCTTCTGCTTCGGGTAATGCAATTAATATTCGATAACCAGAGGGTTCTGGTAATTGTTTTGCTGTGGGTTCCTTTTTTTCTTCGGTTTTAGAAACCTCTATTTCTTTTGCTGCTTCCATATTTTTATTTATTGCACAGGTTAAGGACCTGCGACCTTTGCATCCTTATGATGTTTCTTCTGCTCTTTCTAATAGATCAAGTAAATCACGTTCAGCTAAAGCTAAACCTGCAATGATTCCAATCATATATCTGTATTCACCGTAGTCTTTACAACCTCCACCCGCCATAACATCAGTATGATTATTCATCTGCTCTCTAATCATATTACGTAAAGCATCGGGAAAGTTATCTATTATTATTTCGCTGCTCATTTTTCTTTATTTAGAATATCAGATGCAATCTTCTCACCAATTTTTGCACCTTCTATTTTCTCTTTGCTACTTATCTCTGCTTCGTCTGTAGCAAGTCTCGCAGCTATATTAGCACTTGTTATTCTTTCTTGTGAAGCTAATCGTTCTAGTTCAGTTCCAGCAGTTATCTTAGATTTTTGTAAATCTGCAACTATCTTCTGAGCATCTGTTTGCATTTTAGCTTTAAGTTGTGCTTCTCTAATATCTAATTCTCTGTCACGTTGTTGAATAACAGGGTCTTTAAGTTTTTCTTGTACTTCTTTTTGCCTTTCTTCAGCTATGTCTTTATGTAAGACTCGCTGTGCCGCTTCAGATACTAACTGAGACAATCGTAATTCGATGTCTTCTGGTAGTGGCTCATCAGGTGGTGGAAGTGGCACACCGAGTTGATCTTCTATTTCTTTTCTGTATTGGAAAGCAAGATGTTCAGTAACGTGTTCAGTAAATGCTCCTAATATTGCATTAGCATTTTTACTTTGACCAATCATTTTTCTAATCTTAGGATCATCAGCCATAGCCATGTGTACTCTTATATGTGCTTCATGGTCTTGGTACAAGAATGCTTTTACAGGTTTTTCATTTAGCATATTCATATTTTCAGATACAGGATTAGTAGGCTCTATATCTTCTTCTAGTGGAACTATACTTTCTGGATCACGTATACCTAGTGTTTCTAGCATCTGTCTATGCAGTTCTGCCATGTTATAC